GGATTCCTGTTCGGGTTGCTCGCTATCACAACATATTTGGTCCCGAAGGAACCTGGGACGGTGGAAGAGAGAAGGCACCAGCTGCAATCTGCCGTAAAGTCGCTTACCTCCCGGAGGTTGGTGGAGCCATCGAGGTGTGGGGAGATGGCTTACAAACTCGTTCCTTCCTGTTCGTTGATGAATGCATTGAAGCAACTAGACGACTGATGGATAGTGACTTCATGGGTCCTGTTAATATTGGATCTGAAGAGATGGTTACTATTAATCAACTAGTAGAGACAACTGCTAAAATTTCTGGTAAGGTTGTTAAGAAGATGTATAAACTGGATGCTCCTCTGGGTGTTCGTGGTCGTAACTCCAACAATGATCTTATCCGAGAGAAACTTGATTGGAATTATAGTCAAACCCTTGAAGAGGGTATCCGTAAAACATACAAATGGATTCAAGAACAAATTAACTCATGAAAATAAAAGATGTTATACTCCAGAACAATCTGGAGTTTTCTGGTGGTGGAACCGATAAAAACTCTACACATTGTTATGTTGATTACTTCTATGAAGAAGCATTTGAACCATACAGAGATAAGAAAGTATCAGTCCTAGAGATTGGAATCAGTGGAGGATATTCTTTAAGACTTTGGAGAGAGTATTTCAAAAACGCTAAAACTGTTGTCGGTATTGATAATAGACCTGAGGTAGTTGAACAGGTCAATAGGTCGATTCCAGGTGTGGAATATCACTTTGGTGATGCGTATACACAGGAAATGGTAGACAAACTTCCTAAGTTTGATATCATCATCGATGATGGTAATCACTGGACAGATCATCAAATAAAGGCTATGGAACTTTACTTACCACTACTTAAAAAGGGTGGTCTTTATGTTATTGAAGACATTCAACATGGATGGCCTTTGGAAGGACACAGCAAAGATCCTTATGGAATGCTTAAATCGGCTCTCCCTGAAGAGTACACCTATGTCTTCCATGACTTGAGGGATGTTAGTGGAAGATTTGATGACTCTATGATGGCAATTAGACACGTTGAATGAAACTATCTAAAAAGATTTAATTAACTGAGGATTATTATGGCTATTACACATACACAAATTAAAAACTTGATGAAATCAAGGGAAAAGGTCATCATCTTTGAGGTTGGGTGTGCAGATGGTAGGGACACTAAGACTTTCTTGAACACTTTTGGTAAGGAGTTGACTATCTATACCTTTGATCCAGAACCTATCAACATTCGTGCTCTTACTAATCTTGGCCAAACCGATGCTATGGGGGGCAACAATGACCAACTTGTAACCGATGAGAGACACATTTTCCATCCCTATGCAATGTGTGATCGTAAAGGAACCATTACCTTCAATCGGTCTAGAGATGTTGGTTGGCCAGATGGTGGTGAGAATATTGGTAGATACTCTGGTTCAATTCACCGACCAGTCACCCACTTAGGGAGTGATAAATATGGTAACCGATGGCCAAAGACTGTATTTGAGGAGACTGTAGAGGCAGAGTGTACCTCTGTTGATATTTTCTGTGAAGAAAATGATATTGATCATATTGATTTTCTTTGGATGGACACTCAGGGGGCTGAAAGAGAAGTCCTTAAAGGTGCTCAAAGGATGCTTTCAAAAACTGACTATGTCTATACTGAGTATTATGATGAAGAGATGTATAAAAACTGTGCAGGTCTTGAAGAAATTCAATCACTTCTTCCCAACTATGTTCTTGAGCATAACTGGAGATGTGGTGACGCCGACGGTGGTGACGTTTTGTTAAAAGGAGTATGAATATTACAATCCTAGGATCTGCTGGTCAGATCGGTGCTTATCTATCTGAGTACCTAAAAGACAAAGGACATCATGTAAGCAATGTTGATATTGTAAATGGTGTTCAATATGATTTGAGAGTGACACCTAACACTGTGGTAGAGAATGCAATTCAGTATGCTGATTTTGTATTCTTTCTTGCTTTTGATGTAGGTGGTTCACGTTACTTGAAGAAGTATCAACATACGTTTGACTTTGTCAACAATAATACTCGTATGATGGCGAACACCTTTAAATTATTGAAAAAGTTCAATAAGAGATTCATCTTTGCTTCTTCTCAAATGAGCAATATGAGTCACTCACCATATGGTGTTGCTAAAAGAATGGGTGAACTTCACACTACAGCACTGAAAGGACTAACTGTTAAGTTCTGGAATGTGTATGGTATTGAGAAAGACATGGATAAGGCACATGTGATCACTGACTTTATTCGTAAAGGATTTGAAGAGGGTCAGTTTGAAATGATGACTGATGGTACTGAAGAACGTCAGTTCTTATATGCTGAGGACTGTTGTGAAGCATTAGAGACGGTTATGGAAAACTATACCGACTTCAAACCAGAAGATCCACTTCACATTACATCATTCCACTCTAATACTGTTAGAGAGATTGCTAATATCATTCAGGGTTGTTTTGGATTAATTGATAGATATGATGTAAAGATTAACTCTGGACTGGCTAAAGACAGTGTTCAGATGGACAAAAGAAATGAGGCAGACACTTATATTTTAAACTGGTGGGTCCCCAAGACCACTATTGATGCTGGAATCAGAAAAGTATTTAATGAAATGAAGAAGAGTTATGAAAGTAATTGACGTATTTCCATTCTTCAATGAACTAGATATCCTAGAAATAAGGTTGAATGTTCTGGATCCTTATGTTGATTATTTTATCATCAGTGAGGCAACCAAAACCTTCTCTGGGATAGACAAACCTCTCTTCTATAGTGAGAATAAGGAAAGGTTCTCTAAGTTTAGTCATAAGATTATCCACAACATTGTTGAGGACACAACCTCCTCAGATCTTCATCCATATCAGAGGGATGTATTTCAGAAAGATAAGATCAAGGATGTAGTATTGGAAAACTCATCTGAAGATGACATTATTATTTGGAGTGATATTGATGAGGTTCCTAATCCAGAGGCAATTAAAGACATAAGAGAATACTTTGAACAGAATGTTATCTTCCATTTTGCTCAAGAAAACTGCATGGGATACTTGAATCTTGTGGAAGTTAGTGGTACAATTCGTGGTATGACTCCAGACTGGGACTATGGGGATAGACCAAGATGGATGGGTACAAAAGTATTTGGAAGATCTATTCTTGAGAAATATACCCTGTCAGAACTCCGTAGCATACAGGAGAAAGAAAAGAACTCCAGAATTTTCCCTGGTGGGTGGCACTGGAGCTATGTTGGAAGTGAAGGTCTCTCTGTTGAGGAAAGGGTATTGAAGAAAATTGAGTGTGCTGCACACTCGGAACTAAATACCGAACAAATCAAACAGAATGTAGCTGGAGTCAAGGATAATAAGGATCCGTTAGGTAGACATTATACTAACTATCAACCTGTCCCCCTTGATGATTACCCAGAGTATATCTTGAAGAATAAAGACAAATTTGCAGACTTAATTAAATGATTGTATCTGAACTTTATAGTGGTTCTGGACTCGGAAACCAATTGTGGAATCTGGTTGTTCCTAGAATTCTTGCAGAAAAAAATGGTTATGAGTGGGGAGTAAAGAAGTCCAACCCATTCAAGGCATGTGCCTTCATGACAAACTTCGACTTTGGTAAGGAAGTTGTGGGTGGTTCGGGTCCAGAAGGAGGGCCACCTGAAACCCTACCAGAAGGGATTGAAAACTACTACAAAGAACGTGATGAACGTTATCCTCCCCATCTCGGTGGAGAGGAAGTGATGTTCTTTGATGACAATCTGTGGAACAATCTTTCAGACAATACAAAAGTTGAAGGATGTTTCCAGAAGATGGGATATATCAAGGAGTATCGTGATGATATCATCAAGTGGTTGGACTATGATGAGAAGATTACTCAGTATTCTTCTGACAATATTTGCGTAATCCAGTTCCGGGGCGGTGACTATCTCACTGGTGCATCTTGGCTTCCTCCTGAGTATTATCAGAATGCAGCAAAACACATGTTGGAGAAGAATCCAAACATGAAGTTTGTCTGTGTTACTGATGATGCAGAGAGTGCAAGGAAGTTCATTCCTTTTGCTGAGGTTGTTGGTTCTGCAATCATGGAGGAGAAGGATCCATACCAGGGAAGTATTGGGTGGTACAAGTACCCAGGTGGTCCTGTTGGTATTGACTACTCTATCCTTAATACATCAAAGAACGCAATCATTTCCGCATCCACTTTTTCTTTCTGGCCTGTTTGGACCAATAAAGAGTGTGATGTTATTGCTCCAAGATACTGGTTCGATTGGAAAAATTCTAATGGTTGGTGGAGACCTGACGAATCTATCGTTGATGAGTGGTACTGGTTGGATCGTCAAGGTGATTTGATGACAGGAACCGACTGTAAGATTGAATATGAGATGTTCAAAGAGTCCAAACAATTCTATAAGCGCACACGATGACTATTAAAATTTACACTCTGTCTGACAAGAGACCTGACTTTATTAATCTTCAGTACGAGACGATCAAGAAACATGTGACTGATGACTTTGAGTACATTGTCATCAACAATGCCGTAGATAGTGTTGAGAGGACTGCAGAGATTGATAGTATCTGTGAGTCACTTGGGGTTGAATCTCTCAAGGTTATCCTGGATCCATCGATGAGGGTATCTCATGGTGAGGTAAACTTCACAGGTGACCAATATGCAAATGCCAATCTAGCATGTTCTTATCCCACCCAGTGGGCTTGGATTAACTACATGACTAAACATGATGACCTTGTTATCAACATTGATTCTGACATGTTCCTCATTAAGGATGTCAGTTTCAAGGAGATGATGGGTAATAATAACTTTGGTATTGTTCATGCGTATAGGGGGAATGATCACAGGGTACATTACCCCTGGAATGGTTTCTTTATTGCTGATATTCCCAACATGCCTAATCCTGAAGAGATGGATTGGGGTTGTGGTGAGGTTCTTGGAGAAAGAGTTGACGTTGGTGGACAGGGTCATCACTATCTTAAGAAGTATCAGAACCAACTAAGGACACTCAATATTGAACAATGGGGTGTCCTTGATGATAGGGGTGATGAAATTGAAGTTAATGTGAATGGTTGTGCCCAGTTCTTCATCAATCTTGAAGAGATGAGTATCGATGTCAAGAACAGACAAGCTAGTGACCACAATACTTTTGACCATCAATCACCCAGAGATAATTACTGGGATTACTTCTCTGATAACTTCATTGATATTATCAATGAGACTAACAAAACTGGATTTCCTAAACCAACCTTCGTGGACTTCCTAAAATTGGAAAAAGATGATACAATAAAGGAGTCTTTTATCTTTCACTACAAAGCTGGTAGTAACTATATGGCATGGGCTAATAGCGTTTACAATTCAAAGAAGACTGAGGCTTTCACTAAACTATTGAGTGAAGGAGTCTTCAATGATTGATTTACCTGATGTAACACTTATCTGTGTATCCAGTGTAAATTTTGAACAGACCCTGTATGCTTTTCGTAAGAGCATACAGGGTATTCGTTTTGGTGATGTTAAACTTGTATCAGATCAGGATCGTCCTGACTTTGAAGACGCAGGTATCACTGTAGAGAAGTGTCCAAAGATTACTTCTATTGATGAGTATAGTCACTATATGATCTATGATCTACAGAAACATGTAGATACAACTCACTGTATTACTATCCAGGCTGATGGGTTTATTATTAACCCTGAAAAGTGGGACCCATTATGGCTAGAGTATGACTACATTGGAGCTCCATGGGAACACTCTGATGGGGCATATATTGACCCTTGGGGTGGCCACCAAAGAGTTGGTAATGGTGGATTTACCCTCAGGTCAAAGAAACTATTAGAAGTACCACAACATGCTTATGTTCATTTTGATGTGAACTGGGGTGACTTCTATAAACATATGGGTGCTAACAATACCGCAGAAGACGGATGTATCTGTGTCCACAACAAACATATATACGAGGTATTAGGTTGTAAGTTTGCACCTGTTACTGTTGCTGCCAGGTTCGCTCATGAGAAACCTGTACCAGAAACTAGGGGTATCACCCCATTTGGATTCCATTATCATCTCCCTGCGGGAACTGTTTTATGAAGATTATTATCTGGGGACATTACCCCATCCACACGTCCACACATGGATATATTCATGACACATACTTCAAAACTTTTGAACACTTGGGTCATGATGTGAAATGGGTGTCTAATGAATATACACACCACCTTGACTATACTGATACGGTGTTCTTTGTGGAGGATTCACAAAAGTCTAATATGCCTCTCAGGAAAGATTGTAAGTATATCACTCATCATATTGATACAAAGTATTTTACTGACAATGGTATACCATATGAGAACGTATTGAAACTTGGTAACTGTATTCGTAATACAGTTGATTTTGAGAAAGTAGAAGATCTTTGTCACTGGGATGAATCAACCAGAACTCTCTATCAAACATGGGGAACAGATCTTTTACCTCATGAAATTGATGTGGATAACTATGAGAAGTTTGATCCATCAAAGAAAAATATCAACTATGTGGGGATGATGTATGAACAGGGCCCTTATTGGCTTGAAAACTTTGCATATTATGCAGAAAAAGATGGTAAACAAATTGAACTATATACCCAATCAATCGAACACTCGGATAATCGTAGATTGATTCGTGATTCTTATGTCTGTCCAGATTTTAGAAGTGACTGGCATCTTCAGTGTGGTTATATCCCCTGTCGTATTCAAAAAAACATCAGTTATGGTAGAGTTACAGGAACAAACTCACCATTTATCAAGGAATCCTTTGGTGATTATGTAGTTTTCGGTGGTACTCCAGAAACTCTCTACAATAACCTTGTCCAGGCAGAGAAGAGTGGTAGTATTAATATGAGGGAGGCCATGCAGTTCATTAAGGACAAACACACTTATGTCAACCGTGTCAACAACATTTTAAAATTATTATGATTGGTTTTAATCACCTTGGTATTATTGGAAGACTGGGAAATCAGATGTTCCAATACGCAACCCTTAGAGGTATTGCACACAATAGAGGATATGATTTCACTATCCCTGAAAGTGATTTTAAGGATGAATGGAATGATCATCAACTATTTGATGTTTTCACGATGCCTCACCTAAAGAACAGGGGTAAAGTTGCTGATAAGTATCTGCAAGAAAAACAATTTAACTTTGATCCAGAACTTTTTGATAAATGTCCTGATGACACTAGCCTCTATGGTTACTTTCAAACAGAACGATACTTCAATAAAATTGCTGACTCAATCCGAGAGGACTTCACATTCAAAGATGATGTGATTGCCAATTGTAAGGAAGTAATGGAAGAGTTCGTTGAACCTATTGCACTTCATGTTCGTAGGACTGACTATGTGGAGAAGTCTCAAGATCATCCACCTTGTAGCCTTGAGTATTATAAAGAGGCATTGAGTAAATTTGATGTAAAGAGACCTGTTGTCATCTTCACTGACGACATCGAGTGGTGTAAGAGTCAAGACATCTTTCAACCAGATAGGTTTATGGTCTCTGAGACCGAGGACAATGTCTATGATATGTGTTTGATGACCCTCTGTGATGACTATATCATTGCTAATAGTTCATTCTCTTGGTGGGGTGCATGGTTGAGTCATAATCCAGACCCTAAGGTCATTGCACCTAAGAAATGGTTTGGTACTAATGGTTATACGGCTTCTAATAACACTGAAGATATTGTCCCCAAAAGATGGACTAAAATATGAGTCCTACCATCTCAATTGCCATTCCCACATATGAGATGAAAGGCACAGGCCCTCAGTATCTTTATCAATTGTTTGAAAGTATAAAGAATCAGAAGTACAAGAACTATGAAGTTTGCATCTCTGATCACTCTCAGAACGATGAAATATTAAATGTTTGTGGAGAGTTTGCTGATAATTTCAAAATCCAATACTTCAAGAATGAAAAGAATAGAGGTAATGGGCCCTCCAACACAAACTCTGCTATAGAGATGTGTGAAGGTAAGATTACTAAGATTATGTTTCAGGACGATCTATTCATAGATCCCTGGGCATTAAACTATATCATTCATTGTTTCGACAAAGGATTTAGTTGGTGTTTCAATGGTTTTGCCCATACTGAAGATGGATGCACTCACTCAAGAATGAAGGTTCCTAGGTGGACTGACATGATGTTGGAGGGTAGGAACCTATTAGGTAGTCCATCTTGTGTCTCATTTTTGACTGATAAGTTTGTTAAATTCGACGAAAGGTTGGTTCTTCTCATGGATACTGACTTCTACCATAGGATGCGATATAATTATGGAATGCCGTACATTATATCTGATGTCTTGACATCGAATCGGGAACATGACAATCGTGTAAGTTCATCTAGTGTTCAATATGATACTAGAATTGAACATCCTGAAGGCCCATGGTTAGTAAACAAAGAAGAATTGGATTACGTTTTGGAGAAAAATAAAGACACAAGGGAGTACCCAGATGAAACATGACTTAACTAAAGCAACTTTTATTATCCCTGTCAGAATTGAGTCAGACGATAGACTTAGGAATGTTATCACTTCAGTTTGTTATTTGTTATCAAATTTTGATACTACTATCATTCTTAGAGAGGTTGATGACCGTTCTATATTTGTTGAAGAGGCACTACCTCAGATCATTGAATTTTGTGGTGATATCAAAGGTCTCATTCATCAGTTTGTATTCTCCGAATCACAAACATTTCATCGTCAGTCTATCCTAAATGACATGATTATGGAGAGTGAGACTGAGATTGTGGTCAACTATGATTGTGATATCCTTCTCCCTGTAGAGTCTTATCTAAGTGCATATAACACTATTCTTGACAAAGAGTCTGATGTAGTGTACCCATATGGTGATGGTGATTACCAGTATCGTGTTATAGCTGATGATGAACTTGTATCTGAATTCTTGACTGAAGAATTTGATTTTTCTATCCTTAGAAAGAAATCTACTAAGTATGATTCTAAGTATGGGTTCTGTCAGTTCTTCAATCGTAATGTCTATATTGAAGGTGGGTTGGAGAATGAGAACTTTATTGCATATGCTCCAGAAGACGTTGAAAGATTTTACAGGTTTGGCACTCTGGGGTATAATGTTGGAAGGTTGAATTCTATGGTCTATCACCTAGAACATGAGAGGACACCCAACTCTTGGTTTACCAACCCCCATATGACTGAGAATAATGAAGAGTGGAGTAGAGTCCAGAAGATGGATTCCGAAACACTCCGAGAATATATTACATCCCAAGATTATTACAAACGACGTATCAATGGACAAGAATAAGTCAGTTTATAAACTCCAGAACATTGGACCCATTTATTGTATTAATCTGGATGGGCAACCTGAGAGATGGGAATTCATGGAGGACCAGTTCAAATACTGGGAGGTAAAGAACTACCATCGTATTTCTGCCTATGACGGCCGTGAAAGTGATCTAGGAGAGATTTTGAAGGGTCGTTACCCTGATATGATGTCTTCTGGTGAGGTAGGGTGTGTAACGTCACATCTCAGGGCTCTCCGACACTTCGTAGAGGAGACGGATGATCCCTATGCAATTATAATGGAAGACGATTGTAGTCTCGATCTAGTAAAGTTCTGGAACTTTACATGGAAAGATTTCTATGGTAAAGTTCCTTATGATTGGGACGTTGTCCAAATCGCTATCATCTGTACTGGTGATATCAATATCAAGATCCATAAAAGGTTCGTGAATGAGTTCTCTACAGCTTGTTATCTAATCACTAGACATCACGCTCAGAAGTTATTAAGACTTCATACAAGAGGGGACAAGTACAAACTAGACAATGGTGTACGTCCGAGACCTGTAGCTGATGATCTCATCTACAACTCTGGTAACACCTACTCTATCCCACTTCTTCTGTATAAGATTGAACTGGGATCCAGTATTCATCCTGATCATGTTGATGCTTTCCATAAGCATAACTTCAATGCACAATTCAACTTCTGGTCCAATGCCGGAGCACAGATGACCATTGAGGAACTAATGAACTTTGATCCTTATTTTGGAAGAGTAGTGGAATCCTCACATCAACCAACACAAGATTGACGGGTTGATAGTTTTATATTATAATAAATAAGCTTGTGAGACGATAATTCCTCACAAGATTTTTTCAACAGTGCCCTACCCTCGCAAACTTAGGTTGGGGGCATGTAGTTCAAACAAACAGAGACGCGTCGAGTCTCTTTCCATCCGTAGGTTAAACTCTACGAGACAAAAAGGTAAAACAAATGTTTAAATCTGTATTCGCAGCAACTGCTGCTCTGTCCATGTCCGCAGGCGCTGCCCTTGCAGGTCCCTACGTCAATATCGAAACCAATGCTGGTTGGGTTGGCGATGACTATACCGCTGCAACCACAGACCTGCACGTAGGATTTGAAGGAGAAGCAGGTGCTGCTTCTTACTACGTCCAGGCTGGTCCTGCAATCGTCGCTGTTGACGGTGAAGAAACTGACACCCAGTTCTCTGGTAAAGCAGGAGTTGGCGTCCCTGTCACCGATTCTATCGGAGTATACGGTGAGCTCTCCTTCCTGACGGCTGACGACGATGATGACTTCGGTCTTGGTGGTAAGTTGGGCGCTAAGTTCAACTTCTGATTGTTCATATAAACACATAAACATCTAGATGTTATACTGGGGGTGCGACGGCATCCCCTTTTTTTATGAAATTATTTCTAAAATCTCTAACGCATCCAGGGGTGCTGATCAGTCTTATTATGTTGGGAACGATAACATTCATAGGGATAGTCCATAACGACGCTCATCTCAGAATGACCACAGATGCAGATTCTTATGTGAGACAGTGGTGTAGGTCATCAGCAGAAAACAAAAAGACCTGCATCAGTTATGGTGGAGACATGGATTGATAACTTGACAAAACTTTATATTTCCTATATAGTATGTAAAGAAACATTACGGAGTGTATCGTGACTGTAACAACTGAAGATGGTGGGCGCACAAACATGTTCGCTACAGAACCACAAATGTATATTTCTGATACAGACGCACAACGTTATGGTTTTGAGACATACGCAGAGAAAGCAGAAAAACTAAATGGACGGACTGCTATGCTTGGATTTGTTGCTGCTGTTATCTCTTATAGTGTCAGTGGTAGTGTATTTTTCTTTGGAGTCTTCGGATTCTAACATTTCTTGACAATTGGTACATCATTGGTTACAATGATATAAATTATATTGTCAAACATAAAAAATAACTATGGCCTACACCGTTATACTTAAGACACCTGATGGTGAAGAGACAATTCAAGTTGAATCTGATCAATACATTTTAGACGCAGCTGAAGAGGCTGGGATTGATCTTCCTTATTCTTGTAGAGCTGGTGCATGTTCATCATGTGCTACTAAGATTGAATCAGGTACAGTGGACCAAAGTGATCAATCCTTTCTTGATGATGATCAAATTGAAGAAGGATTTGTATTGACCTGTGTAGCTTATGCAACATCAGATGTGACACTCCTGACGGAACAAGAAGAAAATCTGTATTGACAGATCAAATTCTTATAACTACAATACAAGTAGCCCGGATGGAATAATGTCTAACCCCAACCAACTCTATGAGGACATGGAAAAACTAAATGCCCTTTTCGAAGAGTTATGTTGGGACAATGGTGATGAATTAGTTTTCACTCACGACGGTGAGAAGGTCTTTATTATTAACAAAACACAAATTGAAAAATGAGTTTACCAGATTGGTTTGAAAGAACTTCAGATCTTCCATATGATCGACACAAGTATAAGGTTCATACCAAAACAGGTAGGACACACATCCTCGATGACTATGAACAGGTTAGAGCAATCTGGTTCCAAAGTAAACAACTTCTATCACATATAGAAGTATTAGACAAAGAAACCAAACAAAAAGGATTTAAGGAGAAAACTAATGAACGAAAGAGCAGAAAGAATTAATGGATGGGCTGCCATGATTGGTGTCGTAGCCGCTATGGGTGCATACGCAACCACAGGCCAAATCATCCCCGGTATTTTTTGATGGGTTTTTTAGTAGCAGCACTGCTGTTGCTAGTTCCAATTGGAGCAGCAGTCAGAAAATCATGATGAATATGGAATGGGCACAGACAACTATTTTTTTATTAGCACCGTTCTTTTTTATGTTACTTTTGATTGAAACTGAAGATGATGACAACGGACCACCAGACGGTGGTCTTATGACACCAGTATATCAAGGAACAGGGGCTTAATAGTCTCTTTTTTTTGCAATAAATACTGGTGCCCACACCAGCACTTCATATGGAAGAGAAGAAAGTATCTCCCATCGAGAAAAAGAAAAGTATTCTTGGAAAGATGAAGGAGGCAGCAAGTGACAAAGAAGAACAGCTTGATATTCTGTCTACTTTTGTTAGGCTTGGCATCCTTGTTTGGAGTGGCGGAATACTCACGTTGGC